TGAAGATGAAATTGTCAATGCACACATAACTTGGGGTGGTGTAGACCAACTAGGTTGGGTAACTGGTGGACAATTATTTGAAGGAGATTGCAGGATAGGAATATCGTATTCGCAAGAAAATCTAAATATTATAGATAAAACAGAATATGTTGTAGTAGATGGTAGAATTCTACAGATAAAGAATAAAATATTCAGAGGTGTACCAGAAATTAATAGGATATTGATAAACTTTATTGAAAAAGGTAAGGAGTAATAAGGAAATGGAAAATTTAGGAGAAGATGGCAGAATTAAAAAATCTGGTGTAATTATCCAAGGTTTTGATATATTGGATGTTACAAAATATATAGCTAGAGCAAGTAAAAGAAAACAGGCAACTCTTTTATCTGCACTAGAAGAAAAGATTGATAGAGATAGTGAACTTTTTAGAGAGCTGAGAAAATTAATCCTAGATACATTTAATGATTTTTCTAGAGAAACTATAAGAAGTATTTTCGGTGATATAGAAATTTAATGTATGAAAAATTTTTCGAGATTAATTTAGATGAATTACAGGGGGATATTGAAAGAACAACTAAATTAATAGAAGAAATTAAAAAATCTATAGAGGATTCTAAGGGGTATGAAAAAGGATTTAGAGAAACTTTAGAAGATCCTAATCTATTACCTGGAAGTACGTGGATAGAAGTTTTATCTTCCTTAGAAGAACAAGAATTAAATGATATATTATTTCTAAAAGCAAGTCAGGCTGCTGCCGAATCAATTGAGTATGACCATCCCATATATAGAACAGGGTTGGCAGAGGCATGTTTTTCTGAAAAAGTTTTAAAAGTTTTTAGAGAGGGCACAACTTTAAATATTGTCATAGATATGGACACCGCTGCTGGTACTTTAGAAGAATATGCTATGGCTGTGGACTCAGCTAGGGGGTACAGACCAACTACGGGGAGAAAAAGAAGAAAAGAAGCTGGAGAGGAAGAGCCTAGAGGTTCACAAGAAGAAACTGAAGCAGCAGGGTATGATCTTTCTAGTAGATTCTGGTATAAAATTTATTTAGCTTGGTTAGGAGAAAGAGTCTATGAGTTTGAAACAGTTCCAGAAATGGGTTTTGATGAAGAGGGTAATGAAGTAATTTCTTTTCGTAGAACTGAAGTAGATGTCACAGATAAATACCTGGGAAAGTATGAACAAATCCTAAATGAAAGAAGAGCCTACTTTGAAAATCCTGCCCCCTGGTGGAAACTCTTAGATAAGGGAAATATAAAAACAGACTTTCCATCTAAGGGAGGTAGAGCCTTCCCTAGAGTTAAAGCCACTAACTTTGTAGAAGAGGCTGAAAAAGAAATAAGAAGAATTCTAACAGAAAAATTTAAAACCAAGTATGATGAAGTAAAAGAAGATTTTAAAAATCTTATATCAGATCAAAAAGATTGGCAATTAAGAATGGAAGATTTAGTTGTTGAATTAGAAGCATCTCTAAATACTAAAAAATTCAAAATTACTGAGGACTTAATCATAGAACAGTTAAATAGATATGGGGATAGATATGAAAAGGCAGATCCAAGAAAACTAAAACAAAAAATCCTAGCACTTGCCAAAGGGGAGAAGCTTGGTAGAGTTAGAGTTGGTGGAGATGTTAGATTTAGAACTGAAGAAGTTCAAAGAGCTATTAGAGAATTAGAAGAAATCGGCGGGGAATTATAAGGGTATTTAGAATGAGTTTAGGAGGGTAACGCCATATATTTAGAACGGAAGCAAGATTTATCAGTATATTATTTTATGAAAGAGTTATTCAGCGATACAAGCTATGTAACAATTGTAGATGGCTTTCCTGTGGAAAATATCAAAATACCTACTGTAGCTGTAGAAGCTGATATGTTAACTACACACTCCTTTGAACTTGGAAATCACAACCGTATTCAAGAAAGACTCTATTATATAGATGTATTTGCTAATAACAAGTCTCAAAGAGATGAATTTGCATATAGAATTATTAATTCTTTATATGAATGTATTCCAGTATATGATTATGATGAGGGTTTTCCACCTACAGTTTCTCCTACAAGGATAGGCTGTTTAAATATTGATCGTATAAAAATGCAAAATATAAGAATTTTTCCACAATTAGCAGATATATTATATTATAGAGCAAGTGTGAATTTCACTTCTATTTATAATCAGTTTTAAGGAGGTATGAAATATGGCAAAACGTTTAGCCATTCCTTCAGAAAATGTCAAACTTAGAATCGTAGGCCCATATGACAGTTTCTTCGCACATAGGGTACAGAGAGTGGATGTCAATGAAGACATCCCAACTACGGATGTTTATGAATTAGGTAATAAGAATTTAGCGGGTACTGTACAGGATACTCCTAATATTACTGTTTCCTTTAGTTCCTTTGATGTAGGAATTAAGATCTTCTCTGTGTTAACTGGTACTGACCCAACAGCTTTTCCTGGTGTTGGTGTTAGTATTACAGAACTTGGAGAAGCAGATGTAATTCTTTACATTAGAGATGCAGATGCTAATGATTATGTCAAGTCTGTACATGCTAAAAGATTGCAGGTTAGGGATTTCTCCTTCTCCTACAATGTTGATGGAGAATCTACAGAGGATTATACTCTGATTGGTTCGGAGAAAAGATGGTTCAAAAATGATGTTATGGTTGATAGATTTACTACAGGTACTACATCATTTACTCTATCAGAAACTCCGATCTTACTTTCCAATGGTAATTACGGTCTATCTGTACAGTTAGATGGTGCTTACCTTACTGAAGTTACTGGTGCGCCCTCAACTGGAGAGTATCAAATTGTTGGTACTGCTCTAACTACAGGTGACACTAGGACTGCACAGGTAATTGCTGTCTACCATGCTAACCCTGCTGGTGATAACTGGACTTATATTACAGATACCCAAGTTCCCGCTGCTACTAGAGGTAGAGATATTGATATTAAGATCTCAACCAATGCTATCCCTAGAGTACAATCTGTTACTATTAATGGTAACTTGAATGTACAAGCAGTTAGAGAGATGGGTAACAGAAGTGTTGTTGGTTATCAGAGGCAAGTGCCAACAGTTGAAGGTACTTTAGCTGTTCTAGATACAGACGTAGAACTTATTGATCTGTTAGTAAATGGCTCTATAAGTTCTGGTGCTACTGAGTTCCAGTTGGCACAGGGTTGTGTTATATCTGGCATTGACCTTGCTATTGAAATTACCGATCCATGCGATTCTACTGAACCATTTACCGTTCTGAAGACCGTATATATTCCAGAATTAACTATTACTGGAGATGCCTGGTCTAGCGTTGTTAATCAAAATGGCACTTGGAATGTCAATTGGCGTTCCAGAACTGCCGAATGTCTTGTTTATAGCGGCGCTATGCCCTAAAAATTAAAATTAAATAAAGATTTTAAGCCATAAAGGACATTAAAAGGGGCTATATTTTGAGCAATAAACTCATCTATAGTTCCTTTTAATTTTATATAGGAGAAAAAGGATGTTAAGTATAGATAAAAACGATGTTGATATTTCTAAACTGTTTCAATGGAAAGCGAAATTTACTGTCTATGATGATAGGGCTGGAAATTCTATAGAAACTTTTGTAAAAGTTGTGGGAGATACAGAATTAAACCGCGCTAGAGTTTATGCATTAAGGAAGTCTGCTGAACTTAGAAAGAAATTAAAAACAGAAGATTCTGATGAAAGGTTAGCATTTATACCTGAAATAGAATTTTTAGATAAACAAATTCTTCTAGAAAATTTAGTTTTGTATATGACAAAACAATTGACTTTAGATACTATAAATGAAGTTAAAGTCCCATTACCTAAAGAACCTAAAACAGATGCTTCTCTAGAAGCACAGGAGAAATACCAAAAAGAAATTGATGATTATCCAGAGAAAAGAGAGCAAGAAATTAGAAAAGTTGTAGAAAAGAAATTATCTATAGCTAGGAAAAATATGGATAGGAAATCTAAAGAGGAATTATTTAAGGAATTTGAAAGCCATCACATAAATTATTTATGTGAAAATGAAATGGTGTCTTCTTATAGAGAGATGTGTACTTATTTTGGTACATATAAAGACGAGAATTGTAAAGAAAGGCTATTTCCCACCTTTGAAGATTTTCAAAACCTTCCTTCAGAAATTAAAATCCAATTTCTAGAAAATTATTCCGCACTAGAAATTGGTGGAGAAGACCTAAAAAAATTGCTAGGAGTAACGGGGTAGCTTCAATATGGGCTATAGCAAAAGAATTACAGATACCTCTTGATAGAGATATAGAGGAATTAGTAGACGTGCCTTACACAATATCTTTTGTTATTAGAAAAAGGATGCAAGTAGACAACCTTTCAGAGTTACCAAAGGATAAAAGACCGCCTGAATTAACTATTTGGGATGGTACTTCAGATGATATAGAAAGTTGGTTAGATAGGGTATTTTCTGGTAAACAAGAATCAAAAGCTAATTTAGTTATTTCCCCTAAAGATATAGAGGGATAAAATATGGCAGAAAATATAGATAGAATATTACAACAATTAAAACAATTACAGGTAGAAGCTGGTGGAGCAGAACAGAGATTAGAAAGACTTTACAAGATGCTCTCAAATATAGTCCAACTTTCTGCAAGAGGGGGAATTCCTACAGAAACTGGTGTTGGTAGAGTTACTGGTAGACTTCTAACTGGAGAACAGCAAGTAGCAGGTAGACCTAGAGTTGGCGGCGGAGCTTACGCCCGCCTTTCTGCTGTAGCGGGAAGTGTACAAACAATAATTGATGAAATTATAAACACCCAATCAAAACTAGCAGAAAGGGAGTTAGCTGCTATTAAAGCTTCTAGTTTAAGACAAACTCGTTTTGGAGCTATACCTAAAACAAGGCTGCCTACCACATTAGCTACACCTATTGAGGAACAAGCACCTGGGTATACTCCTGAACTAGCTTTCGGAGGAGTTCCTACTGGAATTGCTACAACAGTTAGAGCACAACTTCTAGAAAGTGTCCAAAAAGAAGTTATCAGATTAAAAGAAACTTTAAGTGCAGAGGTTGAACCAGGAGAAACTGGTTTATCAACGGAAGCTAAAAAACAATTAGAAGAATTAATAAAGTTCTACCAAAATACTGCAAATAACATTATGAAGCAGATCAATGAGAGGGTAGAACAAACTCTTTCTGCAACCACACCAAGTACAAGAGAGTTCGCACCCACAGTACCCACATCTGCTCAAATGTATGCAGATACAGAGATAGAAAAGCTCTTAGCAGGGATGTCCAAAACAGAGAAAATGGGGATAAGCCCCGTTGAAATCTCCCGAATGAGAGAAAAGTATGAGGATGCTTATAATGCAATTTATGGAGCACAACAAAAAGTTAAACAGGGTGCAGAAGAATTAGACAAATCTCTAAAATTAGTTGCACAGCGTTTAGGGGGAGAAGAATATGCTGGTGCTGCTACAAAAGCTGCAAATGCAACAGGCCACCTTTATGATACTATTACTACTACTCCTCTAAGAGCAGTAAATGATGAATTTAAAACCTTTACAATTTCTTTAAATAACTCCGCAGGTTCTATGGAGAAAGTAAATATTTATGTTAGAGAAACTGCAAAAGGTTTAGAATTTCTATCTAAACAACAATTCTTAGCAGCCAGAACTGTACAACAAGCACCAGTAACTACTGAGGGTTTAGCTAGAAGTCTTGATCCATTTAGAGCTAAAAGAGCGTTAGAATTCGCAGAAAGAGCGGGTTTTGGTGTAGAACAACTAACAGGAGTAACCACAGAATTACCAGTAGGAATCTCTAGACTTAAATTTGAAGCTAAAGATGCTGAAGGAGTAATGCAAAGGTTAAACCTTGTAGTAGATAGATATGGCAAAGTTTTAGTACAAACCAATAGAAGATTAATACCTTTTACAGAAGCGATTATTAAAAATGCTATTGAAGTTACTAAATGGGGTGCTGGTGTTGCTTTAGTCTATGGTGGTATGTATAGATTACAACAATTAGTAAGAGTAGCTATTGATAATGAAACCAAATTAGCTGATGTAGCTATTATCTTAGGAGATGCACATAGAGATCTCAATGAAATTTTTGATGATGCCGCAGAAGTAGCTAAAGAGACTGGTGAAAATATTAATGCAGTATTAGAAACTTATGTTTTGGCTTATAGAGCCGTAGGTGCTGTAGAAGATCCAATAAGAAGAACAGCGGCAGCTAACAAACTTCTAACAGATTCTACTATCCTCAATAAACTTTCTACTTTGGATGCAGCATCTTCCATAGATGTTCTAGCAGGTTCAATTAGACAGATGCAGCAACCTCAAGAAACTATGGAACAAGCCTTAGAGAGAAGTAGAGATTTATTAGACAAATGGATAACAGTCAATAGAAAAGCTAATGTTGATTTAGCTACCTTAGCTACAGCTTTTTCTATTACTTCAGAATCTGCCCTAAATGCTGGTGTATCTGTAGAACAACTCAATGCTATTATTGCAGCCTTAGCTGAAAAGATCGGCGGTTTAGGTGGTAGAGAAACTGGTAATGCTGTTAGAGCATTAATTGGTGGAGTTTACCAACAGCAGGCTTCGGATATTTTATCCAGATATGGTATTGCAGTACAAGATACTACTGGAAAAATGCGCCCATTCTTAGATATTTCTAAAGAGATTTTTGATCTATACTCTGCTAAACTAATCAGCTCTGATGAGCTAAATAAAATCGGGTATGTTTTAGGTGGTGGAGTTAGAAGAGGACAGCAATATGTTGCCTTTCTATCTGACTTTGAAAGAATACAAGAATTAGTAGCTGTACAAACAGATGCTACAGGTGCAGCACAAGCAGCTTTGGGTAGAAAATTAGACACTACTCAAGTTTCTGTAACACAATTAGGCAATGCTTTCCAAAGTCTAGCACAAACTTTAGGTACTAAAGGTGGTATATTAGATTTAATGAATGGTGTTATTAAAGCTGCAACTCTTCTTTTAGGTCTCTTTGATAAAATGGGAGATATTTTAGGTTCTTTAACCGTGCCTACAACTGTTTTAGCTTTAGCAGGTTTGATTTTTTCAGGACAAACTGGTGCAAGGAGACTAGATGCTTTCAAATACAACCTAGCCAATGTTTCACAAAGATTTGGTGGTGGCATTGAAAATCTTTTACTAAGGACGCCTGGATTTGCTATGCAACAACGAGTTGCCGAAACCTTTGGACAGACTGGTAGAGCAGGAGCTATAGGTACTAGAGCAGGCTTTGCATTTCAGAAATATGCCCCTGCTTTAGCTTTAGGTTCTTTTCAAGGTTTGTCTAGATTATCTCAAGGGCAAACTAAAGAAGCTGGAATAGATTTTGCTGGCGCTATTTTAGGTGCATTTGCTACTGGTGGCAGCCCTATTGGTGCATTAATTGGTAGTGCTATTGCTGATACTTTTGTAGCAACTGCATTAGCCCATGAACCAGAATTTGAGAATCTATTTAAAAATATGTTTAAAGCCGGATTAGAGGGGGTTGAAGAAGAGATAGAGCCAGATGAATTTCAAGCCACTATGGAAGAAATCTTTGGAGAGGGTTTAGGAGGCGCAGGAACAATAGGTAGAATTAGAGCTAGGTTAGATCAAGTTATTCTTAATACTTTTGGAGGTTTAGCAGAAGATGTGGGAGGCTGGTTTGGTAGAGACTTTGATTTACCTACAGTAACTATGGAACAGGCAGCCTTAAGAAATGCAACTCCAGAACAATTAGAGAGACTAGGAAAACTTAGAACAGAAACTCCAGCACAAGTTACAGAGGATGTTTTAGGACGTTCTGCAATAGAACAAAGAAGATTAGCCCTTGCTTCAAAGGAGATTGGTGGCAGATTAATAGGCGATATTATTGATGAGATTATCACAAGTTCTAAAGAAGCTCTAAGACAGAAAGCCTTTAAGGGAGAAATAAGACCTAAACAATTATTAACAGGTTTAGAGGAAACTCAGGGCTTTAAGGGGACTTTACCTAAATTATATGAAGCTTTTGGTGAACAATTTGATTTAATAGATGATTCTATTTCTGGTGCAGAAGAAACTTTAGTATCTTTTTCAGAGATACTAATAAAAGCATCTGAAGAGGACAGACTTTATCTAATCCAACTGGCTAGTGAAATTTTTGAAATAAATGCAGGATTAGAGGACGCTAAAACTCTAGGTAGAGATTCTTTTGAATGGACTGGTGGAATTACTAAAGTAACAGATGGCGCAGCTTTATTAGCAGATAAATTAGAATTAGCTTCTAATGCAGCTAGAGTTCTTTCAGAAGAATTGAGACTTTCAGAAGTTACTCTACCACAAGTTGTATCTTTAGAAGTAGAACAGGGAGATCTCGCTAAAGTAGTAGCTAGAGCTGGAGAATATGAAGATATATTCAAAGCAGCCCTAACTCCAGATGAAAGACTAAAGTATGAAAGAGAACAAGAATTAGCTAATATTCTAGTAGAAACGTGGATAAATGCTAATCAAATAGCTTATGAAAGATTACAAGGCGGGCCTGGTACACAATTTCTTACCCAAGCTTTTAAAGATATGGTGCAATCAGGAGAGATCTCTAGAGCAATAACGGAAGGTTTAGGCTATCAATTTGTAGATTTTACACAGGCGCAATTACAAGCAATAATGCCGCAATATCAGGCAGTTAGACAGTCTATTCTAGCACAAGGCGGAGTTTCAGAGGAAGACCCTCTATTAACTTTCTTCAAAGATTCAGCCTCTCCCGTCTATATGCAGAAAGATTGGAAAATTGTCCAATATCTCTTACAACAAATTCTTGATGTAGAAAAGAAACAATTAGATGGTATTTATAACCTTCCTGAAGGCGCTAGTTTCTTTGTGCCAGCACAAACTTTACAATATGCATATAATGCAGGTTTCAATGCCGCTGCTGGTGGTGGTGGCGGAGGTTTTGGTGGTGGTGGTCTTACAGACGAGCTTGCTAGACCTCCTGGGCCTTATACTAGAACCCCTTCTCAACCTATTCCTGGTCAAATGGATATAGAGAGGATAAGAGAGGCTTGGTTACAATTAAAGGATAAGGAATGGCTTAGAGAAAGAACTAGAACTTTCATACCTGAAATTGGAGAACCTACTGCATTAGATACAGATGAAGGTAAAAAATTATTTCTAGAACGGGGAGGAAAGCCCGCTATTTTACCAAAAGAGGGGGAGGGTGGAGTAATTGAACTTATTACTTCTATAGATTCTTTAGGAACTTCTTTTGCATCTAGTTTAGATGCTGCTATTCAGAGACTTATAAACTTCTTTGCTGGTAGAGGCCCTGAAAGTATGGGGTTGAAGGGGGAGACTTTAGATTTAGAATCTATACAAACTCTTTCAGATACTAATATAGGTAAACCTGCCCCAGCTAACTTGGATTTAAACTTTAGAGCAACAGATAATATTCAACTATTAATAGATGGCAGACTTTTGGCTGCAATAGTCAAGCAGTATATCTTTGAAGATCTAATTAGATTTGAAGGTACTGGTGGTTCTGCTACTAGAGTGACGGTGATATAAAATGTGGACTTACGGCGGGATTCGCATATACCCTCAAGAATTCAATGAGGAAACAAAACAAATTATTGCAAGACTAACTCCTCTACTATCAAATACTGTACATCATATATTTGGTTGGGAAGATCCAATAGTTAAACTACCCTCTTATATAGTTGGTAGTGGAAATATGGATACTATAAAAGCCATGACTAGAGATGGTGTTACACATGCTTTAACATCTACTTATTCTATCTATGGCACAGCAGACTTTTATCTAAATAGTTTAAGTATTAAAATGTTAAATAATGTCTCTCAATGTATTGATACCTCTCAACCAGAAGATGCACCAGTTTATTTAGTAGATTTGGAATTATTCCAAGATGTCTAAATTATACGCTACTGTGACTAATACAAGCAATTTAGATAGCATAATTATCAATACTGCACATACAGCAGCGACCTCTACAGCTATTATCAATGCTAAAAATACCAGTTTGAATTTAGGAGATGCTATAGCTGTTGATTTAGGTTATGATACAGATCACGCACAAATCTTCTCAGGTTTTGTCAAACAAGTAGAGAAAAGAGCGCCAGATAATACTTATACAATTACTGCACACGATGTCTTAATTAGAGCAATAGATTATTTTATCGCATCTTCAAATCCAGAAGAGCCTTTTTCTAGAAGAAATATTCGTGCAGAATTCCTTGTGAGAGATTTACTAGAGTTAGCCGGACTTACAAACTATATATATGATGCTACATTTTTTACCTTTGCTGTAAGTTCTGTTGCAGAGGTTAATTTAGTCTCATCTTATGATTATTGCAAAAACATCGCTGATTTACTAACTTGGCATTTATTTGCAGACCAGAGTGGTTTTGTACATTTTGAAAACAGAAAACCCCATGTAATGCTTGCAGGTAGCCCAGAATCTCAACAACCAGGATTTGTAGCGGATACTCCCATAGCTACTATTACAGACCCCCAAATTTTAAATATAACTCACATGATCTCAGAAAGGGATTTAAGAAATAGAGTTGTAGTATATGGCAGTACAGGTATATATGCAGAAGCCTCGGAATCCAGTCCTTATTTACCATCAGGATTTTACAAAACTGCTGTTCTAGCTACACCCCTAATAGATAGACAAAATATTGCACAAGATTCTGCTGATTATAACTTAGCTTTATTTAATAGGCTTACTGAACAAGTTTCTATGGGTATTTTAGGAAATTGGAGATATACTGCTAGAAACGTTTTAACTATAAATGAAAGTATTCTAGGTTTTAATAAAGATATGTATATTTTAATAGCTGAACATAACTGGAGTAAAAATGGTTATGTTGTGACAATGGACTTAAGGAGATAAATGCCCCCCGCTATTGAACATAATAATGTCAATGTATCTAATCATCTTATAAGATACACTAGAAACCAACAAGTTTGTACGGGGGTTGGTAGGCTTATAGTAGTATTTCATTTTGATATACCAAGAACTTTTGTAACTTGGGATACTATTGAATTATTTGAAAATGGACAAAAAGTAGGTACTTATAATGTCTCTACAATAAAAAAAGATGTTACTACCGGAGAAATAGAACTAGAATGTCAAGATGACTCTAAAAGATTGATGGACTATTTTATTTCAGATTCTTATATCATAGATTATTTCTCTTACTCTAGATATTGGATAGAGAAATTTTTAGATGAGGCTGGGATTTCTTATCAATTTACTATCTCTTCAGGAGATCAAGGTACACCCCTATCTAATAATACTTCTTTGGGTTTAGATTATGCTTATAATATTATAACAGGACTTTTACAACAAAATGGTTGGTATTTATACTTCAATCAAAATAATACAGCTATTATCGGAGATTTAAGTCCTTCAGATATTTCTTATGACCATTATATAGTAGATGAAGATATTATAAATATAAATTACACTAGAAATGATTCTAAACTGAGAAATCGTGCAGTAGTTTGGGGTTCAGGAAACCCTTCTACTGGAGAATGGATATTTGCTGATATTTCTGTACATACACCTTGGAATTATGATACTTTAGATAAAAGGGCTATAGTATTAGCTAATAGTAATATCAGAAGTATAACAGATGCAGAACTTCTAGCTGCTGGAATGATTTCGGAATTTGCTAGAATAGACAAGATAACTGTATTAGATTTAGCAGATCATTACAGTAATATAAAAATTGGAGATATTTGTTATGTACGCTCTACTTTCCACAGCGGTAGAGCATTGGTAACAACCCTTTCCTCAGAGGGTAATAGAAATGGTTTTACTACTAATGTAATTCTAAATGAGAGATGTCCTAGACTCTTTGCATGGTTTTCTTATGGGCCTTCAGATGATATTACTGTCTATGCAGGTACTTGGGGTAGTGGTGTATATAGAAAACCTTATGGTGCATTTACTTGGTATCCTTACAATACTGGTTTAGATTTAGAAGATTATAATATTAAAGATCTATTTGTAAAAGCAGGAAATCTATCTCTAGTTTCTGAAACTGGTTATTTATACCAAGCAGATATTGTGAGTAATTTTTGGTATAAATATTTACATACAGATCTAATAGATTCTGATAGCATTATCTACCCCGCTAGCGGTATCAAAGCTATGGCTTGTAGCATGGATCTTAATAATAATACTGTAGTAGGTTATACTTATTCAGGAGAGTTACTAGAATCTGGAGAGTCTAGATCTTGGGTATTAGCTCTAAATCCTTATGGAGTATTGCAATACCAACAACAGATAGAAATTGATAATCAGAAAAATATAACTATTTTAGATTTGGAATCTACCGGAGAATATAATATTATTTCTGTTTCAGGCGTAACTTCTGAATTAATGTTCTGGTATTCAAACAATTTAAATCAGGGTTCTAAGAAAGTCCAATATATTGATACTCGTTTTTGGGATGATAATAACCCCGTAGCAGAGGAGGATTGCTATGTAATTGGGCCTAGATTTGGGACAACCCCCCTGTCTATATTTGAAAGAAGCTTTACTTGTGATACCCTGCCTTATATAGATGAGGATAGATTTTTTTGGGGGGCTAATTTAGGGTCTACTAGCGGCGCTGTTTTTAAATTTGATGTTGATGATTATTCTGATCCTGGACAGGGTTGGAACTTTACTATGGAAACCGCCTATCCTAGAGCACCAACCGGGAGTTTAGCAGAAACTTTTATTAAAAAGATTGGTAATAAAATCCATTTAATAGTTATAATGCATCCTGGAGGCTCATCCGATCCCGATCTTGCATTTTTCCATGATGAATACACATTAGGAGATTCTGTAACAGTAAGAAAATATTCCAATACTTTTGAGAGACCTTTTGGGGGAACTTCAATAGAACATCAAGTATATTCAAGTGAAGATACAATAGGATTAAGTATTTTATGGAGATATTTCGGTGCTTTTAGTTCAAAACTATTTGTATATGATGTTTTATCTTCTTCAGGAAATTTAATAACCTTCAAAGAAGTTTTAACACCAGTGCAGCTTAATTCTTATATTATATTCCCCCTATTAACAGAAAGTGGGTTTCAAATTGTATATTTTCATACAATAAAAAATTATGAATTTCCAGTTTTTCCTTTCGGCGCTTTTTTAGGTATTAATGTAAATTATAACTTTATACATCTGAATAGATTTGGTGGAGTCAGTTCTGGTATACCAACTCCAATTTTTGAATTAGCTGACGGCCCTTATACTGACGCTGAATTTAAAATACATAATATAAACAATATTAATGGAGAGGGAAGGCCCGTTACTTCTCCAGAGGGAAGTTTTAGTTGGGTAATGGGAGAATTAGATTTTATAAAAGAACCTTCTCCAAGTGTATATTATAGAACTAGAATTCAACAACATATTCAACTTCCTACAGGGGTGGTTAATACTACGGGAATCTGGACTGGATTGACAACAGATAAGTATTGGGACAATAGGGGGATTGCTTATCAAGAAAATTATGATCCTCTAGATATTATAGGAGTTTTTTGTGGAGGAGTTTCTAGAAGAAATGGCTCTTCTTATTTTGTAACTATTGCAGCAAATAAAGACTTAGAACCCAATGTTTATTTGAACTTTATATCTGCAAATGGAGTTAGACATTCTCGTTGTAATTTAACAACTAATTTTGGTTTGGATTTTGATAAAGTTTGGGGTAGTAATCAGTATATATCTTATAATGCGTTTAAACTGGCAGATGATATTGATGGTACTATTTACATACCTTTAGATCCGGATGCCTTTGAAACTCAAGGGCCACAAGAGGTTGTAGGTTTTCAACCTCTAAATGGAGTGCCTGTAAAGACTATAACAGGCTGGAGATCTTTTGGGCCATCACCATCCGTGCCTACTTTTGCTGGAGGAATGTTGGGAGGTATAACATCAAGTATAAGCCTCTTCCCAGGTGTAAGACATTCAATCATGACCTGGGATGCAGGTTATGATAATTTACCTACAAGCCCTTATAATATTCTAAAGCATGTACCAGAATCTGCATCAATTGAAGATGTTATAGGTTCTTTTGAGAATATTTATAATACCCCTAAACCTTGTAAAGTAGAAATATCTAAAGGCTCTCCCACAGTTCTTTATAGTTTAACAGTCTCTGGTGAAATGGGTTATGAAGAAAGTTTTATAGCACTTTCTACAACTAATTTAGCTAATGATTTTTATCAACCACCTTTAGGATTAACTGCATTTGATGCCAGAGTGTTTGATGTCTTTGATCCCGCTACTTTTATTCTAGAGAGCGGTGCGTTACCTACAGGTTTATTAGATAGATATGTAGGTGTAGCTGTAGGCTCTGGAATTATGATAATTCCTTACAATGATTTTACATTAGGTTGGCAGAATCTAATTTCTGTCAGTGGGGTTGGAATCGCTAGTGGAATATATCCTAGTGGGGTGGGAATTACAACTTTAGAGACTACTAATTATACTATTAGTCCTTACGTCTTTTTTAGTGTAAGTGGTGCTGGACAATTCTATCAAAGAAATCCTTTTGAAAGCTTTTGGAGAGAGTATTCTACAGGACTACCCCCCGCTACTATTACAATATTAAGGGTTGATGACGAGGCATAAAAATGAGATTTGAAGCACAATTTTTTGAATATTTACAACAACTATTAAGAATCAACAATGCCAGACCTGTAATGTTAGGTGGATATTCTGCTTCTGGTGGAGGCGCTGGTGGCGCGCCTGGAGGATTTATTGGCTATCTACCACAGACTAGAGTAGCTTACGATCTGACAGAGGGGGCTATGCTAGGCTTTGTAGAACCTGGCGCTATAAATGCCTCTGGAGAGGTTGTCAGCGGCAGTTTATTAGATAACTTAAATCATATCAGATATAGGATAGAACAAATAGAAGGTGGTGGTGGAGTAAATATTTGGGAAGATGGCACTTTAGTAGCTTCTGGAATTACTATTCTAGATTTTCTAACAGATCATATTGTAGATATGGGCGGCGGTAGGGTAACTATCAGCGGTGCTGAAAGTGTTACTTTTCTAGATTTAACAGATACTCCAGATACTTATACAAATCAAGGTAATAAAATAGTTACTGTTAAGGGAGATGAAACAGGCTTAGAGTTCATTACTGTCAGTAGTGGGGGAGGAGGAGATACTTTTAAAGTTAAAATCTCTAGTGATGATACCACAGAAGACTTCTTAGAAAATAAATTAGTAGCTGGTACTAATATATCTATATTAACTCTAAATGATGGTGCTAATGAGGATTTAGAAATATCTATAAGTGGGTTGGAGTATTCAGAATTAGAAAATAGACCTTATAGAGTTATAACCTTTGGTCTACCAGGAACTTTAGAAGTAAAAACTCTAGAACCTAGATTACATGCCCCATTTGCAGGTACTATAGCAAATGTAACCGCTGCTGTAAATACTGCCCCTCAAGGGGATGATATTATAATTGATGTTTTTAAGAATGGTTCTACTATTTTTACTACATCAGGAAATAGACCAACTATTCTAGATACGGAGTTAGATGATTTATCAAGTATACCAGATATTGTATCAGTTTCCTTAAATGATGTTTTTAAAGTCGGTATCATTCAAGTAGGCACTACAGTTTCTGGAGAAGATTTAGTAGTACAAATAAGGTGCGAGGTATAATGAGTATAAATATAACTAAAGAATTTGGGCCAAGCTCAGGAATGACTTTTACTGTATCTACTATAAGTAGTCATTCCTTAAGTGATTCTGATGACCAAATAAGTTTTTTCTTTTCTGTGCCTAAATCTGGTACTATTACAAAATTAGGCTTTTATATCCCCTCATATATTGGTACTCCTCCAGCCTATAATTTAGGTTTAGTAAACTTGGATAGTAGCGGTTCTGCTGATTCTACGTCTCCTTACGGAGGTAGTTCAATACATTCTTATACACCAGATAGTGCAGGTTGGAAGTGGGTAACTTTAGACGATCCTGCCGATTCAGCTACAGTTGGAGATATAGTAGCTATCCATATTTATTCAGGCGCTACTCCACCAGATGTTAATAATAGGATTACTATATCTTATACTCCTTTTGGTAGTACAGGTATACCTAGGTATCAACGCTATTCTACAAGTTTAATCAGAGGAAATGGAATCCCTCCTTTTGGGATAGAATATGATGATGGTTCTATTTATGGTATGCCTACAATTACAACAAGTGCTATAGATATTAATAATGGCACTACACCAGATGAAGTTGGAATGAAATTTCTAGCTCCTATGGATATAAATTGTATGGGTTGTACTTTCTCTGTTTTAGAATTAGGAACAGACCCCTCTTTTGATATTGTTCTTTATGATAGCACTAGCACAGCGTTAAGGACTCTTACAATTTCTAATATTAATTACATAAATGGTGGTTTAGGAGCAGTTAGCAATAGAATCTATTTTTATTGGAATCCAATTACTTTAGACAAGGATTCTCTCTATAGACTTGTAGCTAAACCTACAAGCTCTGAAAGTATTAGATTGGTAAGTTGGGAATTTGAAAGCTCTAATTCAAGGGCTAACAATGGTATTCTAGATACAGCAAATTGGGTACTAACTCAAAGAACTGATGGTGGTTCTTGGACAGATACAGATACTAAAATTAGTGCTGTAGCCATTATAGGGAACTCTTTAGACATTCCTGGTACTGGTGGAGGAGGAATTGGGGGTGCTTATGCTTATGTTGGATAATTATCAATTCTCAACTTATTTTGATATAATTAATATTGAAGTAAGTTTATTTTAGGAGTTTTCTATGTCTTTTTCATCGGATGTTTTAAATTTTATGCGTACA